TTCCCCCTGACATTAGGAATTTCTATGAGATAATTATTTGTTGTAATGCAATCTGTCCTTGTCATGGGTGTGTTCCCCCCTGTACCTTTCCAGACAGTGACATATATTTAACATGTACCAACAATTACTTGAGGAGACTGATGAGTTGTATTGTATTATTTACACTATTGCCACTGTAACTTATTGATTTTATTGTAAGAGATACATTATTATTCTTAACTGTCATATATTACTCTAACTATATTCTAAATAGTTATATAACGTACATTCTACAGGAGTTTCCCATGACTGTCGTGCTCATATTTTTTCTGTGTGCTTCGCACTCTATTTAATATTCGCATCATTCATTACCCACGCTCAATCGCCGCTCGGGCTTACACACTCACTCTAGTTTACCACATGGTTCAAGACCTTCCGTTCACTGCGTTCACTTCAGCGAGAAATGCTTCGCATTTGTCTTGACCTCATGTGATCACTAGATTACGAGTGTGTATTACACTTATTTCATTATTATAAATCTATATTTTTTTAGGAGCTTAACATGAACAACAAATTAATCTTTGGTTTTGACGAATGGATGCTTGACTTAATTCACTATCATGAAATGAATATGGAGCAAGCCATGCAACTTGCTCATATTTGTTACGATGAAGATGAATATGATCCATGGAATGATACAATATTCGATACTCTCGAAGAGTACGAGCTTGACGAGGGACAAGTTTATTAACCCTCTAAACCTCAAAGCGAGTGCCTCTCTCTTTCGTGAGAGAGGCTCTCTTTATTTATTATTTAACAAAAAGGAAACTATATTATGTCTAAACAACTTACATTTGATAAAAACTTACTTACTCAACATAGCTACACTGTTAAATCTGAATTTGATAAGCTCGAGGGTTTAGAGCCGTTCAATTTCATACAGTCCTTGGTGAAAGGTAAGTCAGCTAACATGATGCTTGCTCTTGCAGAAAGTATCCTACGGCAAGCTAATTACGATCAGTTCAAGAAGTACAACTCACCACTAGAACGAGATGTATCGAGCTTAATCATCAAATCAAAAGCAATACGAGAGGAAAACAAAGCTCTAATCGCAGAGCGTATGGCTAAGAAAGATGCTCAATCAGACACTGTTGAACAATCTGTAATCGTTGTAAATGAAGATGGCAAGCAGATTGGTGCAAGAGTAGAGGTTCTTGCAGAGCGTGGCAGACCTGAGATTGAGTATGCTCAAGAGTCAACATCAGCAAATGGGGGTGCAGTAGCGTAAGCTACTCCCCCTTTTTTTTTGCTAAGACGGCAGGGGACCAGGGGTCGGTCACTTGTACAAATACGCAACTTTTGACTTATACTTTTACAGGAGTTTTTGTATGAACGAAATTTTTGATGTAGTTATAGCAGCAATAGGTACAGTATTATTTACTGGACTAGCAATCTATACATATTTTATAGATGGATCATCTGCATTATTGTTCATGTTTATCTGTGGAGCAACAGCATTTGGTTTGATATTAATCTCAATAGTTAGTTATGTCATTGATATTACTGGGGGTAAAAAGAAATGACTTATACAATTATATTCCAACACAATGGACAAAACTTAAATTGGATCTCGGGCCTGCCCTCACTTGAGCAGGCTCGAGCTCACCTTAAAGACTGGGTGCAATATGCTAAGCCAGGTGATAACTTTGTAATACAAGAAGGGATTGATGAATGTTAACAATAAAAGATGCAGAAGTTCTTAACTATGATACACTATTAGAAATGTGGGCAGAAGAATATATTTTGTATCACAACAAGCTTCCACATAAGAATATAAAGTTCCGATACAAATTAGAATTGTTAAATGAAATCAATACTTTACGTAAACAACAACAGTTGGAGAAGTCCGAATGAAAAGTACTATATATGAAGTTTTAAATCGTAATGGTAAAAGCCTTGGCTTTGTACAAGGTAAAGACATTGAAGAATGTAATTCAATGGCTGAAGAATTTTATGGTGATAACTTTTATTCTTTACACAGAGTTACAAGTTATCCTGGATCAATCGATGTTAAAATTGGAGGTAGTAACTAATGTATAATAGAGAAAGAGAAAAGTTATATGACAGTTGGCTAACTGATTATGATAAATATCTTGATGATCAATGGCAACGACAAAATGATCAAGAACGTCAACAATGGGAAGAGGAAAATAAAAATGAGTAAATTTCATTTTGAAGTAGAAGAACGACACTTATACAAGTTTGATATAAACGCTAATGATCGTGATCAAGCAATACGAATATTTACTGAACATGCTTCACTTTATATGAAAGATGATACTTTAGAAAATATTCATTTAGATTATGAAGTTACTGAATAAGGAATATAACTATGAAAGTAACTTGCGATAGATGCAATTTATCAATCAAATATAAAGGGGACTATTTGTTCAATGATGGACAATTTTTTGGAGATAATGGAGACCGAATATTATTTAAATTAAATGAAGTTATTTGTTCACATTGTATAGAAGAACTCGCAAGAGTAGGTGATCCACATGTGCGTGTGCAGCCTTAAATGCTGATGAGCAGCCAGACTTTAATCCATGTCTTTAAATTTGATTGGTCAATCTCAGCGACTTAAAACTGAAATCTGTCGCAACATGCAGTCGACATTAACTCACTGTCTGAGTGGAAGTAATGGCAGTGATTCCCAAAAAAACACATTCTGCCATTTAATTTTTTAGAAGGAGCTTAACTATGGGTTTAGATATGCACTTACTAGGTGAGCGTTATATATGGAAACATACTAACGAACCTCAAGAAGATTTACTACGTAACAAAGTAGCACAAGCAACTGGCTTTAAACCTAATCAAGTTCAAGGTATTAAATTAGATCTTGGTTACTGGAGAAAAGCTAACCACATACATAATTGGTTTGTTGAAAACATACAAAGTGGTGAAGATAACTGTCGTCAATATCATGTTGAAAGATCTGAGTTAATGGATCTAAAACATATATGTCAACGTATCATGGATCGTGTAGAAAATGGTGATGAATGGAAGTCTTATGCAGAAGAAGTATTACCATGCTGTGATGGCTTCTTCTTTGGTAGCACAGAGATTGATGACTATTATCTTGAAGCTTGTAAAGAAACCATACGCATTATTGATAACATCATTACTGACCCTGCATTAACTGATGTTGATTTGTATTACGCATCATCATGGTAAAGTACATAATATTATTAATGTGTGTATTACATGTATTACAAATACAAGCTAGTGTTGTAATTATAGAACCTGATGGTGATGTAAAACAATGTTATATAGATTCATCAGGTATTATGATATGTATTTAAGGAGAGATTTATGTCATGTGATCCAAATAAAGAAGCTATACTAGAACAGATGTATGAAGAGTGGTATGACTTTTACAAAGAAGAAGGTTTCATAGGTGAGCAGTTATGTATACTTGCAGAAGAAGCTGCTTTAAATCAATATCAATCAGGTGATTTTTACCAAGGAGATTATGATGTCGAGTAAATTTGTACGTTGGACTTTACTAGCTCAAACAGAAGATGGATTAGATTACGATGTGTCGAGCCACGTTCCAGTGGGCCTCGACAATCGTCTTAATGATTTTCTAGATGATCTAGAACAATACTGGGATGAGGAGGATCTTGATCCAATAGAATGGGAAGGAGAAGATGATGCAAGGAGTAAATAGTAAAAACATAGCTAAGATTATTACTGATCGAATCTTAGAAGAACTTAAGAAAGATCCAGGTCAATGGATTAAATCTTGGTCTGCTGCTAATCGTCCAGTTAATTTAGTAACAGGTCGTGAATACACAGGCTGTAATTGGCTATGGTTATCTATGATGCAAGGTCACGAAGGTAACGATACTAATGAATGGTGTACTTATAACCAAGCTAAAGAATTAACAGGTCTTGACTATCCAATTAAGAAAGGTAGTAAAGGGCAACCAGTTATTCTTTACAAACCACAAAAGATTGCAACACTTGATAAAAAACAAAACAAAATGAAAGACAAAGTTGTTCCTTTAATGCGAGTGTTTCAGGTATTTAATCGTAGTCATATCATTGATTTACCACCACGAGAAATACCAAATGAAGAAGAAAACAAACTAGAAAAAGTAGAAGTGTTTGTTAATCATCACAAGTTAAACTTAAAGAATGGTTTTGATCACGCTTGTTTTATACCAAGTAAAGATGAAATTCACATGCCATACATTACAAACTTTAAGTCAACAGAAGATTACTATGCTACGCTTCTACATGAAATGACACACTGGACTGGTCATGAGAAACGACTTGATCGTAAACTTAAAACTAGTTATGGTACAGAAGCTTATGCTTTTGAAGAATTAGTTGCAGAGTTAGGTGCAGCTATGTTATGTAATCATCTTAATATTCAAGGTAAACTACAACACACAGAGTATATTGCTAGTTGGCTAAAGGTATTACAGAATGATGAAAAGGCTGTGTTACGTGCATCAGCACAAGCACAAAAAGCATTTGATTATATTGTAGGAGTTACTAATGACAAAACAACAGCAAACGTGGTTAATGCACCTGCTTGATTTTGAACAACAACGAATGTCATTTTCAGGCAGGTTATATTTAATTAAATTAGCTGAATCTATGGATATAGATGTACAAACAGATGTTGAAGATTTGTATGCAGAATATCCTGAACAATTTATGCAAATTACTGGAGGTATGCTATGAATAGACAGATCAGAGAACATCGAGTAAAAGAAGCATTAGCATCATTAGAGATAGAAGGATTAAAGATTAGTGATTATTGTCAATCACAAATCAAGGAATACATCGAGGGGCGCATGACACACAAGATGTTATTACAGATGCTAGATGAATGGTATTTAACGGAGGTCGTTAAACGTTAAACATTAAGGAGAAATTTATGAAAACTGTGTGGGCTATCTTTACTGATGAAGATAGATTAGATAGTATATGGGCTAATAAAACTAGTGCTGATGCCTATGTTAAACAAGAAGAAAAGAAAGATCCTGGAGTTGAGTTATATCCTTGGGAACTTCCATTAAACAACTGGAGTAAATAATTATGACATTTGCAACTGATTTACTAGATGAGTTTTGTATAGAAGCAGGATTTGTAGACTGGGAAATTGTTAGATTGTCTGATGAATCCCCTTACTATGGAGACTATGTTGTTAGATTTATAGAAGGACCTATTGACAACTAAAAGATTTTCTGTTAGAATGGAATTTTATTTCATATGAAAGCAGTTCCTATGAGATGTCTAGCTTGCAATAAAGAGCTCTCAGACTTCGAAGCTACAAGAAAATCTACTCAAACAGGTGAATATATAGACTTATGTAATACGTGTTATCGTACTATTAAAGATGTAATATTGCCTCAAGAACGTGAAGACTTACGAGATGTAATAGAAGATGATGATGAAGAAAATGGGGAGTACTAAACTCCCCTTTGATATTACTTGTTACATACGTACATAGTAACTTCAAAACCAAATCTCATTTCTGTTGCTGATGGTTTAGTCCACATAATGTTTCTCCATTTAGTTGATTAATATACTTTTTTAGTATATAATAATATTATACTATAAATACGATATAGTGTAATCAGTACGATCTTGATAAGGAGCTAAGTTAAATCATGAGTGCTTTTTTACAGCATTTACCCTGTCCTAATTGTGGTAGTAAAGACAATCTAGGTGAGTATGAAGATCATTTCTTCTGCTTTGGATGTCGTTATCACAAACATAAATCAGACACAAAATCATTAAGAAAACGAATAACTGTTAAACAAGAAACAGTGTATACTCCTGTCCAGGACATGGAGTTAACAGATGAACTACCTTCTGTTGCAAAACAATGGCTATTGAAGTATGGCATTACAATGGAAGATGCTAAAGAATATAATTTACAATGGAATCCTAATATGAATATGCTAATGTTATTAAAAACAAAATACTATTGGCAAGCAAGATTATTTGATAAAGCTAAACCAAAGTATTTATCTAAAGGAAAGAAACCTGTACAAATATATGGATATGGTACAGAACGAGTTACACTATGTGAAGACATAATTTCTGCTATCAAGTTAGCTCGAGTCTCTCCTGAGATGTGTGCTTCTCCTCTTCTAGGAAGCACAATCTCTTTCGAGGCCCTTCGCTTTTATAAGAAAAAATATAACAGAATCACAATATGGCTTGATCGAGATAAAGCTAAAGAAGCAATAAAGATAAGTAAATTGTTTCAACAATATGGAACTAAGAGTGATGTTATTATTACTCCTCTTGATCCAAAAGAATACAATAGAACGGAGCTTAGAGAATGGTTGAATTACAGATAATAAGATTATTCTGTGTAAATAAAGATGAGTATAGTCGTTACTATAAATACGTTGATACGACTTACATGAAAAACAATTATCCTTTGTTACATAAATTGTTTCAAATGGTATTTAGTTTCTATGATAAATATGATAAAGATAACATTACACCTAATGAACTCTTTACAATGTATCAAGCTAACTATATTACAGATGAATCAGAACAAAAAGAAATAAAAGAACTTATTGATACCATCTTTGATTCTGAAGAAAACACAGCTATACGAGATTTATTACAGACACATAAAAGACGTGCTCTTGCAGGTAACCTTGCTAAAGTAGCTTTAGATGTAGAAGAAGGTAAAGTAGAAGCTGAAAAACTACAGGAACTTTTTAGTGACTTTGAATTACAAGCAGTAAATGAACAAGAAATTAATGGCTGCACAGATGATTTATCAGACTTATTACATCAACAATTTGATGAAGTGGGGCTTCGTTGGAGACTTAACTTCTTAAATAAATCATTAGGTAGTCTACGTCAAGGAGACTTTGGCTTTATCTTTGCTAGACCTGAAACAGGTAAAACTACTTTCTTAGCTTCAGAAGTATCTAATATGATAAAATATACAGACAAAGAAATACATTGGTTTCATAACGAAGAGGGTGCACGTAAAGTGCAAACTCGAGTCTATCAAGCAGTGCTTGGAGTTACAACACAACAACTAAAGAAACACGAAGAACGTTGTAAACAAAAGTATTATGAAGAAACATATAAAGATGGACAGAAAAGAATCTTTATACATGATGTTAATGAATCTTCACACATCAAAGTAATTGAAGGAATCTTAAAACAAAAGAACCCCGGGCTTATAATACTTGATCAAATTGATAAGATAAAAGGATTTAAAGCAGATCGTAATGATCTTGAATTAAAAGTATTATATCAATGGGCTAGGGAACTTTGTAAAAAGTATGCTCCAGTTATTGCCGTCTCCCAAGCTAGTGGTGAGGCAGAGGGTGTACCATTTCTAACAATGGATATGGTAGACTCATCCAAGACAGCCAAACAAGGAGAGGCTGATTGGATTCTAGGTATAGGTAAGGATAAAGATAATACCTCTCGTATAAGGTATCTAAATATCACTAAAAATAAGCTCCTTGGTGATAGCGATTCCTTACCTGCACTTAGACATGGTAGTGCTAGAGTACTAATTAAACCTGAGGTAGCTCAATATGAAGACATCGTTTAGTAAAAGAGAATGTAATATTTGTGGTGAGCCTGCTCTTATATGGTATAAAAACAAATGGTGGTGTGCTTTTTGTACAAGTATGGGTGAATTTAATATGAAAGGATATTGTAAACATGAGAAGACTGATGATAACGATCCATCGTGATTATGATGCAACAAATGATATAACTAATCCTACTATGAAAAAGATATATTCATATATGCAAAGAGGTAAAACATATACTCGTAAAGATATAGCAAAAGACCTGTCCCTACCTGTTCCTACAGTGACAGCTAGGGTTTCAGATCTTCTGATGAAACATTATATAACAGAGACCCCTACTGTATGGGATGAAAAATCTAAAAGATATATAGGAGGCTTCCAAAGATTATGAATGTATTAACAATAGATGTAGAAACTACCATATCAAATAAAGGTAATCCTTTTGATACAACTAATAAATTAGTATATGTAGGATGTAAAGATAACGAGCAACCTACTAAAGTATTTAGTATTGAATACAATCAAGAACCTTATAAAGATAAACTTAATAAGATTCAAGCTATGATAAATGATGTTGATTGGTTAGTAGGTTTTAATATTAAATTTGATTTATCTTGGTTAAAAAGATATGGAATTAAATTTGATCACAAAAGAATATGGGATTGTCAGTTAGCTCACTTTATTATGACAGGACAAGAAAAACCATATCCTAGTTTAAATGGAGTCTGTGAACATCACGGACTTGAACAAAAGATAGATATTATTAAAGAGCAGTATTGGTCTAATGGCATTGACACTCCAAATATACCAGAAGAATTATTACAAGACTATCTTAAAAAAGATGTAGACTTAACAAGAGAAGTTTATAAAAAACAAATGTATGTATTATATAAAGATACTAATCAAGCTAATCTTATACAATTACATTTTAGAGATTTAGCAGTGCTTCAAGAAATGGAATACAATGGGATGTTATATGATCAACAAAGGAGTAAAATACTTGGTGATGAATTGGATGAACAAATTGGGAAACTGGATAGACGACTGTACGATTTACATGGATTGGATTCTTTTAACCCTTCTAGCGTGGATCACCTTAATGCTTTCCTTTATGGTGGGAGGCTTAGCTTCCGTCGTAAAGTACCTGATGGTGTTTACAAGACGGGGGCTCGTAAAGGTGAACCAAAGGAAAAATGGGAAACGTATGAAGTAGAATTACCACAACGTTGTAAACCTATTGCAGGATCTGAACTAAAAAAAGATGGATTATATTCAGTAGATGATAGTACAATTAAAAGATTAAAAGGAGCAAAAGATATTCGTGATTTAATACTAACAAGAGCTACATTACAGAAACGACTTACAGCATACTATAGAGGCTTAGATGAACTTATCACAGAAAATAATTGGAAACAAAACAAACTACATGGAGTCCTCAACCAATGTGTTGCTAGAACAGGACGACTCTCAAGTAGTAAACCCAACTTACAAAACTTTGATTCAGAAATTAAAGGCTTGCTTTACAGTAGATATGAGTCATAGTAAAAAAGTAACAGTAGCTATTACAGGCATTGATGATTATTTTCGTAATAATTGTCCTCGCTCTGAAAGATTAAAAGATCTTTATGAACATATAGAACGCAAAGGATTAAATGTAGCCTGGGCAGAATATGTATCTAAAGATATAGAAGATCTTATTATGATAGAAGGACCTGAATTTTTACTTAAACATATGTCTGTTAGTGCTAAAGATAAACTAATAAAGTACATGAAAAAGAGGTATCTTTAATGTTATTACAAGCAGATGCAAAACAACTAGAGTGGGTAGGTGCTGCTTATTTATCTCAAGATCCTGTAGCTATTAATGAAATATGGGGATCAGTAGATATGCACAGTGATAATCAAAAACGATTTGGTCTACCTAGTAGATTGATTGCTAAGACTTTCGTGTTTAGATTAATCTATGGAGGCAGTGCTTATAGTTATGCACATGATCCTAACTTTATGTCAATAGGTAGTGAAAAGTATTGGCAAACTATTATAGATAACTTTTATGATAAATATAAAAGATTAGGTGAATGGCATAAAGAAATCTATGAAGAAGCAGTTCGTGAACGTAGATTAGTAATGCCAACAAATAGAGTCTATAACTTTGAATCTGAAGTTAAAGGCAATAAAGTATATTATCCACGTACTAAGATATTAAACTATCCTGTACAAGGATTAGGCGCAGATCTTATGGCGATTGCTCGTGTGTCGTTAATGACTAAACTACGTGAGATGAAAGACATAGTTATGGTTAATACAGTACATGATTCAATAATACTTGATTTTAATTCAAAAGTATGGGATAATATACATATAGTCAATTTAGTTGACAAATGTTTCAATGAAGTTCCAGATAACTTTCACAAATTATTTGGGAAAGAGTTTAACTTACCTATGAGAGTCGAGTGTCAAGTAGGACCCACATGGGGATCAATGGAGATAATAAATGCAGATAAACGTAATTGATGTAGGACAACCAACCACTCATGCTAGTGCTAATGGTAGATCATATGAAATGATTGAAGTTGCATACAAGAATGAGAACGGGCAAATTCAACAAAAGAAGTTAATGTCATTCAAAAACCCTGACGTTTACAAACAAGCTTTAACATGGGAGAAAGGTGCAACAGTCCATATACAAGCTGAGAAAAACGAAAAAGGTTATTGGGAATGGATTGGCTTAGGAGATGTACCAGTAGCTAGTGCATCACCATCATCACAACCTAGTAAATCTAATAGCAATACTAGAGTTACTGGTTCTAACTATGAAACCAAAGAAGAACGTGCAGCACGACAAGTAATGATTGTTCGGCAGTCATCTATCTCTTCAGCAGTCAGTGCTTTAACAGCAAGTAATAATGTTCCTTCAAGCAACGACATTCTATCTCTTGCAAAAGAGTTTGAAGATTATGTTATGGGTAATACTACTGTTAACAAAGCTGATGGTGGAATAGATAACTTTGAGGATGATGTTCCTTTTTAGGGACATCTTCTTTCATTATGTTAGCTCTAATTGATATGGATATAGTATGCTATCGTTGTGCTGCTTCAGCAGAAAACAATGATCTAGGAATAGCTATATACAGACAGAATGAATTACTTGATCAGATATTAGAGATGACAGGAGCTACAGCATATAAAGCTTACCTATCAGGTCAAAAGAACTTTCGTAAACAAATCTACCCAGAATATAAAGCTAATAGAAAGCAACCTAAACCTATACATCTGGATAACTGTAGAGACTATGCGATGCAGGAACAAAATGCAGAACTCGCACCTATAGGATTAGAAGCAGATGATGCTCTAGGAATAAATCAGACTAAAGACACAGTAATTTGTAGTTTAGATAAGGATCTATTACAGATCCCTGGACAACATTACTCATGGGAAATTAGTGGTAAAGGATGGAAAAAACCACACATATTCAGAGAAATTACTGAAATAGAAGGACTTAAACTATTCTATGAACAATGCCTTAAAGGAGATCGAACAGACAATATACGAGGCATAGAAAAGATTGGAGATAAAAAAGCAAACTTAATATTAAAACCATACACAACAGAACTAGAAATGTTTAATGTAGTCAGAGATATGTATGGTAATGATGAAGAGTTTTTAATGAACGCTAATTGTTTATGGATATTACGAGATGAAAACGAAACGTTTACAGAACGCTTTGCCAAACTTCAAAAGTAAATTTGAACGTAGTATTTGGGAACAGTTAATAAAAGAATACAAGACTTGTCAGTATGAATGTGACTCGTACAAATACGAACAACCTGTTATTATAAGAACCTACACTCCTGACTTTAAGACAGGTAAACATAAAGTATACTTAGAAACAAAAGGTAAATTAGATTTAGAGACTCGTAAGAAAATGATATGGTTTAAAGAATGTAATCCTAATGTACGGATTATATTTTTATTTCAAAATGCTGATGTTAAACTACGTAAAGGTAGTAAAACATCTTATAGTGAATGGGCAACAAAGAATAACTTTGAATGGTTAGATGCTAGAAAGGATTGGATAAGTGCATATAAAGAAATGCTCAAAGAATAAAGATGGTTCATTTAAATTTGAAGTTGAAGTGAACAAAGATGAAGCTGCCTATTTGTTTAATTATGCTCTTAATGATTTAATAAAAGCAGGGTTTATGCACGTAGATTTAATTACTGAAGCTGAATATGAGCTTAATTTATTTAGAGAAGATGGAGGAGATCTATCATGAAACATTTAGTGATACCTGATTGTCAAGTTAAACCTAAAGTAGATATATCTTATTTACATTGTATTGGTAACTATATAGTGGCTAAACAACCTGATGTTATTGTATGTATAGGTGACTTTGCTGATATGCCTAGCTTATCAAGTTATGATACAAATAAGAAATCATTTGAAGGACGTACATACAAAGCAGATGTTAAATCTGTTCACACAGGAATGGAACTACTTTTAGGTCCTTTATGGGAGTATCAAGATAGACAACGTAAAGATAAAAAGAAGATGTACAGACCTCGTATGATATTGACGTTAGGTAATCATGAAGATAGAATAGATAGAGCGATTAACACAGATCGTAAACTTGAAGATTTAATTAGTATAGGAGATCTAAACTATGAACACTATGGTTGGGAGGTGTATCCTTTTCTTGACGTGGTTGTGGTCGATGGTGTTGCTTACTCACATTATTTTGCAAGTGGTGTCATGGGAAGACCAGTTACATCAGCACAAGCTCTCATTAATAAAAAGCACATGTCATGCTTTGCAGGACACCAACAAGGACGACAAATTGCCTATGCAAGAAAAGCAGATGGCACTGAAATTACTTGTATTATAGCAGGTAGTTGTTATCTACATAATGAAGACTATCTATCTTCACAAGGTAATAATCACTGGAGAGGGATCTATATGTTACATGAAGTAGATAATGGGGCTTTCGATGAGATGGCAGTTAGTTTAAGATATTTAATGAAGGAGTATAAGTAATGCACCCATTAGAAACAATATATAAAAAAGCAGTAGAACAAGTTACAAGTGGAAAAGGTAATGAAAGACATGGTGATGGTGATGACTTTATGTTACAGCCTTGGGTTAACATTACTAGACTACATGGACGTGGTTTTCTAACAGGACAGGCACAGAAGAAACTAGAAGAGGCAGTCCGTAATCGAGTCGGTCATAACTACGACTGGTATGAGCGTGAGTTACTTGGTGCTATCAATTACTTAGCTATGGCATTACTTGCTGAATATGAGATTGGTAAAAGTACTACGGAGGAACTACATTGATTACTATTGAAGAATTAGCTGAACAGCTAGAAACATTTAGTGAGGTAGACTTACTAGAGATACTAGACATTGATTCAAAAGAATTAATTGCTAGGTTTATAGATAAGATAGAAGATAAGTATGAAGATCTTGTATCTGAATTTACTATTGATTTAAATGAGGAGAATGAGGATGATTAATTTACCATCGGTATATCAAGACGTTATTGCTATGTCTAGATATTCTAGATATATTCCTGAGAAAAAACGTAGAGAAACTTGGGATGAAACTGTAGATAGATTGGTAAACTATTTAGAAAGTAAAGCACCAGAATTAAAGAAAGACTTAAAAGAAGTTAGAGAAGCTGTTCTTAACTTAGAAGTAATGCCTTCTATGCGTTTATTAATGACAGCAGGTGAAGCTGTAGAGCGAGATAATATTGCTGCTTATAATTGCTCTTACCTTGCTATTAATAATAAACGTGCTTTTAGTGAGGCTCTTTATATCCTAATGAATGGTACTGGTGTTGGTTTTAGTTGTGAACGACAAGAGATTAATAAACTACCTGCAGTACCTACTGAAATGTCAGAAGTCAAAGACATTATTGTCGTTGGAGATAGTAAACTTGGATGGGCGAAAGCCTTCAAGAAATTGTTATCCAGTCTTTGGGAAGGAGATATACCACAGATTGACTACTCACATATTCGACCATTAGGAGCTAGACTAAAGACATTTGGAGGACGAGCTAGTGGTCCAGGTCCCTTAGAAAAACTATTTAAATTTGTTATTAACAAGTTTGTAGAGGCTAAAGGACGTAAACTAAACTCTATCGAAGTACATGATATTATGTGTATGATTGGTGACATTGTTGTTGTAGGTGGTGTAAGACGATCAGCTTTAATTTCTTTAAGTAATCTAACAGACAGACGTATGAGAGATGCTAAAACAGGTGCTTGGTGGGAAAAAGATGAACATCGTAGACTTGCTAATAACTCAGTAGCTTACACAGAAACACCTGATAGTGAGACTTTTATGGAAGAATGGCTATCTTTAGTTAAATCTAAATCTGGAGAACGAGGTATCTTTAATCGTGTTGCTGCTCAGAAACAAGCTAACAAATGGGGAAGACGTGATCCTACTTTAGATTATGGTACTAATCCTTGTAGTGAAATTATTCTACGTGATAAACAATTCTGTAACTTAACTGAAGTTATTATTCGTGCTAATGATACAGAAGAGTCTTTAACTAGAAAAGTCAGACTAGCTACGTTGTTAGGCACTATACAATCTACACTTACTAACTTTCAATTTTTATCTCATGATTGGATTAAAAATACAGAAGAAGAAAGATTACTTGGAGTATCATTAACAGGGATTATGGATTGTAAACTAACTTCAAACCCTGATTCTAAAATGTTAGAAAGGTTAAGAGATGTTGCAAGAAAAACAAATGAAACATACGCTAAAAAACTGGACATTCCTGTGTCTACGTCAATTACTTGTGTTAAGCCTAGCGGCACTGTGTCTCAGCTTGTTGACTCTGCTAGTGGTATACATACACGACACAATGACTACTACATTAGAAGAATACGTATGTCTAAAGCAGACCCTATATATGACTTCTTAAAAAACAAAGGTATTGAAGTAGAAGATGATTTGTTTGATAAAAGTAAAATAACGGCTGTATTTAGTTTCCCTATGAAATCACCTAAAGGTGCTATACTTAGAGATGGTATGACAGCTATAGAGCAATTAGAAAACTGGCTTATTTATCAACGTCATTGGTGTGAACATAAACCTTCTGTAACTATATCTGTTAAAGATGATGAATGGATTCAAGTAGGAGCCTGGGTATGGAAACATTTTAATGAGATTAGTGGAGTTTCTTTCTTACCTCATGATGGTGGATCATATCAACAAGCTCCTTATGAAGACTGCACTAAAGAACAGTATGAAGAGTTGTTAAGTCGTACTCCTAAAACCATAGATTGGTTAGACTTTATTGAAGAAGACGATAATACAATAGGACAACAAACATTAGCCTGTACGGCAGGAAGCTGTGAGATATAATGAGAGTTTGTATAATAGGTAGTCGTAGTTTAGATAAGGCAGAGATAGTTCTTCCTATTATAGATAAGTTCTTTAAAGAACATACAGTTAAACCTCAAGTTATTATATCAGGAGGAGCTAAAGGAGTTGATCACTTTAGTCAGTTGTATGCAGAACATAATGGACTTGACTTTATACAAATATTGCCGTATCATTTATTGGATACCACCACTGAGTTTAACAGTAAATACTTTTTTATTCGTACCAAGCAGATGATAAGTAACGCAGATAAGGTACTTGCAATATGGGATACAAAAAGTAAAGGTACTGAGTATGGTATTAAACTTGCTCAGAAGTTAGATATACCAGTGATGGTTGTTAAAGTACCATAGGTTTCCTTCCTTTTTGTCCTATGGTATGCTATGGTGCTGTAGTAGTTAGGTTGCCTCGCCTAGCTATTACAGCATTATTTTATATGGAGGTTATGTGCTTGAATACGTATTAGTACTCTATCTTAATGATGAGCCTAACTATATAGGTAACTTTAAGTCATGTGCTCATGCTAATAGATACATACAAAACTGTTACTTTAGTACAGTTATGCCTAGTGACTACTATGTATCATGCCAACATCAAGACTATTTATTTTTACCTGAGGGTTTTGTAGCCTCTTATCCTGAGGATTGTTCCACAGATTAATAGGAGGAAAATCTATATCCTTCCATTCAATCATAGTAAGCTATCTAAATAATTTATAGTTTCACTAGGTAATTTTGTTTTCCATTTATTACCATTAGCTTCTATTAATTTATCTACATTACCTAAACCATAATTATAAGCAGCTAAAGCTTTTTCTTTATCGCCTCGATAGTAACTAACTAATTTATCAAGATAGTTTTGTACCCATTGAGCTTGTTCCATTACAGTAGAAGTTTCAAGATCTATTGAAGGTAATCCAAATCCAGGATCTTTTGCTGTACTAGGTAGTATTTGGAATTGTCCTAAAGCACCTTTACTAGATTTAATAAGTTTACCTGCTTTATCTCGATGTCCTTCTTTAGATTCTACAGGACCTAACTCATTAACTACAAAGTCTAAATCAAGTTCTTTAGCTTTTGTTTGAGTTATAGGAGGTTCTTGTTCTACAGGAGCAGTTGTAACTCCTTCTGTAGGTGTCGTCTCTACAGGTTGTTCATTAACTATAGGAACAGTTTCTTCTTGTACTTGTTGTTGTACAGCTTTAAGACTATCTAAAATACCTTTATTAGATTCAACAGCCATTACTTTACCATAGGTTTTAATACTGTTATTTAATGGTACTACATACTTATTATTAAAATCATTTTTAGCACCAGGTACAATAACTAAACCTTGACCATCTGTTTTAATAGTAAGCCCCAAAGTAGCAGCTTCTGCTTCCATTTGTTTATAAATTGTAGGAACAGCGTTTTCAATACTTTGAGCTAATGCACTTTGACGAGTTGCATCTAATGATCTAACATCATCACTTGTTACAAAGTTTGATGCTATACCTGCCATAATTTCAGTATATAATTTATATTTATCAGCAGGACTATCCATTTTATTATTATAGGCTTCTTCAATACGATCAAATAAAGAATTAGCTACTTGAGTACCTTTAGTATCTCCTGATAATTTAGTTAAAGATATTTGAACTCCTTCTTGTACCATTGATTTATTTTTATTAAGAGGACTTATATTTAACATTTCATCTAATGATGATATTCCTGTATTGCCTTGTTTTTCAAACATTCTATTAATATTATCAATAAAACCAACGTATTCAGCACTATTAAATTGAATACCAAACGTATTACCTACAGTAGCTAGTTTTTCTAACATACCTGCTACTTCTGTAGTAGCTCCAAATTTATTTCTAAAATCTATTTGTATTTGATTTTCAGTAATAGATTTTTGATTTTCAATATAAGTTTTAATATCACTAAGATTTTTATAGTTTTCAATCGTAGTTAAAGAATCATTTAATCTATCTTTATAACGAGTAAGCCGTTCTTTAACTTCAGGATTATTTAATCCATAAGGAGAAAATGTTAATTCAGCATCCATAATACGATTTTGAATATATGTTTTAGCATTAGCTTTAGCTGTTGCTAATTCATTAGGAGACAATTCTTGTCTTGTTACAAGTTGTCCAGTTTGAGGATCTACATTTGTAATAGTAAATATTTTTTCTATTTCATTTACATCACTATATTGTCTACTTAATGAAATTTTATCAAAAGTACCATCTTTAATAGCTCTACGAAGTTGTAATTTATCAACATCTTCACCACGTTTAGCTTCTCTAGATAAAGCATCATCTCCAAATTTAGCTTGTCTTAAATATTGATTAAAAGCATCCATCGCATTAGAATCTAATTGACCATTAGGTCCTCTAAATATTGGATTATTTAAATTAAGATTATTATCTTTAGCTTCTTTATAAATCTCTTTAAACATCCATTCATCCATACCTGCTTTAGAGGTAGCCATTTTGTCGTCAAGTTTAATACGATTTTCAATACCATTTAAATCAAGTACAGTTTTACCATGAGAAAGAATTTCTGATTTAAGATAAGGATATTGTGTTACTTTATCTTTAAGTATTTGTTTTACTCGTTGATCAAATTCAAAACCAGTAATACGTTCTTGTGACTTTGCTTTGTCTAAGAATTGTTTTTGTGTATCAATATCTGATAAAACATTATTAATAGACTGGTTAACTTCTTCAGCAGAACCTGATTTTTGACTTGGTAGTTTAGCTAATTCAGCTTCAGACTTTTGTAAACCCTGTTGTTGTTCTAGTATTTTAGAAGGACTAGCAGATTCATAAGCATTAATTTCATCGTCTATTTCACCAGTAATTCCTTGAAGAGCATTGAGTTCAGCAACATCTTTATAAATAGCTGTAGATAATTTAGCTGCATTAGTAAACGCATTAATGTTTGTAGCAGCACCATAGCCTGCTGATTTATCAATTACTGGTTGTTTAACAAAAGGAGCAACATTTCTTTCTCCTATTTCATCTGTAAATCTATTTGCCATTATTGTTCTCCTTGAATTTCTACGGGTCCTACAGTAACATTTTCGTTTTCTTTAGGCTCTGTTTGTTTTATATTAAAGCGTTCTTTTAACATTTCTACGGCTTTTTTAGTAGAAGGTTTGTCTATACGTTCTAGTTTATTAATTACATTATTAATAAATTCATTAGTTTCTCGTTCTTGAGATCTAAATACTCTTCCTAAAATACTTGATTCAATATCAGAACGAGCTGCTCTTCTATCAAAAGCAACTATTTGTTTTTGAATAGCTATCATATCATCTTTAGTAAAGAATTTACCACCTTGCTCTAATACTGTAAGTGTTTCACCAACTACTTTCATTTTAGCTGTAGCTGTTTCAACTGTGTCCATACTATTTTTAACTTCAGGACTATTAAAGATTTTTACCATTTGTTTGTAAACATCTTCAGCTACTTGTTTATTACGTTCATTACGTTTATTTTCATTTGAAAGTATTGCATACATTTCATTTTCATTTACAGTTCTAAAACCAAACTTCTGAGCTGCAAGCTCTGCTTGTGTTTTTTGTAATTGTAAACTATTGCCAAATGATGTAAGAATTTCACCTGATTCTGCTTGTACATAAGATTTAGTAATATTACTCATACCTGATACAAATTCAAATATTCTAGGAAGGGCTGAAGACATATCTTCTTTAGTAATATCTTTAGTTCTTATATAAAAATCAAAAGTATCAAATGCTTTAAATAAAGATTGAGAACCTTGTATTGCAGGTATTCTAAATGTACCCCCTTTTTCAGTAAATACATCTTGTATATTATAGATAAACTCAACAAAAGCAAAAGGAGTTCCTGAATTACCTACAGGAGATACAGAAGTTGAGTAGTCTATATTAGGTCGTTTACCTTCTCCATCTTGAGCTAATTGATAAAATAATTCATTAACAACATAATTAGCTAAACCTCGTTCTATTAAAGCTCTAGTATTCTCATCTAATTGATCATCAGGATGTTGTTTATCTAACCAATCCATTAAGAATTTACCAAAGTAAAAACCAGTAGCACCAAAGGCTAATACTTGTCCTGCAAAGAAACGTCCTCTTTGGAATTTAGTAAGATTAGTTGCATTATTTTGAAAAAACACATTACCTATCTTTTGAACAACAGCAAGGAATTGGAATAAACTACTTGTTAAACCTTTTTGGAAATTAAAAGCACCTTGTCTTGTTTGTGATCCTGAAATTCTCCATCCTTCATAGAAAATATCATCTTGAGTACGTTTATCTTTTAAATTAAAATCTTTACCTGCTAATTTACGTTTGTTCATCATAGCAATATTAGCAAAAAATAATCTGTTTTGAAATTCAGCAAAGTTAAAACCAATAGTACGAGCTATACCAACAGCTCCTCTTATAGGTGATGTTGCTACGTTTACTGTTTGTTGTAATTTAGAAGGATTAATAGGATTATATTTATCTCCTAATAACTCGTTTACCATCATGTTAAGAGAAGCAGACTGAGCTAATCCTGATTTATTTACAGCTTCTACCCAAGCTTCAAACTCAGGTACTTTCATAATTCTAAAACCTGGCACATCTGTAACTTGTAATAAACTATGAACCATTTGTTTAATGGCTTCTCCTGCAGGTTTACCTTTAAATTTATCTGCTTCAGCTAATAAACGTAAGTTAATTAAAACAGACATAGAGGTATCTCTTAAAATTGTATGAGGATTACCTGCCATCCACCCTACCATTTGAGTCGTTTGAACAAAAGGCTGTCGTAAAACGTTTAAAGCAATATATAAAGTAGAAGCAACTTTATTACCTAAAGAAGTAATTTGTTGTCCATCTAACTTTCTAAGAATAGAGTTAGTTCTTTTATTAATAAAATTAGGAGTTACCCATTCAAAACCATCATATACTTTATTAACAAACTCGTTAACTAATCCCTCACCTTTAGTTAAATAAGTTTGTTGTGCTTCATAATATTTATATTTATTTAAAGCTGCTCTATATTTATTACGATTAACGTTAGCATTAATTATATCTGATTCTGATCTAGGAAATATAGGGTCACCTTGAGCATCTCGTTTAAGAAACTCAGGATAAGTCCTTACAAAGTATTCTTCAAATACTCTAAGATGTGGATCTAATAAATTAAGTCTATCTAAAGCTCGATGAGACTTAGCAAGAGCAGTCATCATATCTTCTAGATTATTATTCTTAAAGTTACGATTTAAATACTCGCCTCTAGCTTTAGCACTTGATGCAGAGGCTACATAAATTTCTTGATCTGCTTTAATATCATTATATGTATTTTCTGCACGTCTTGGGTCAACTACACGATATGCAGGATTACCATCTAAATCCATAGGTAAGTCTGCTTCCATCTTTTTAGCAAATGCTTTAGCATCTTTAATAGTGTCAGCAGTTCCTACTACTTGTCTGTATTGAGCTAATACTTCAGGTTGTTGTTTAAACTTACCATTAACAAATAAAGAAGCAGGTTCTATTTCTATAAAATAAACGGCTTTATGTACTGTAGGTAAATAGCCAGGTACCTTATCTAAAACTTGTGTAGGTAATGAATCAATTTGAAATTTAGTTGCATCAATAACACCATATTCATAAACATCAATACGTTTATTTAAATTAAAGGGGTCTTGCTGTGGAAAACGTAATTGAACAATTTGTCGTCCATATTTATCATAAGGAATACCATCTTTTACTTTATCAAATACAAGTTCAGTTCCTGCTTTAGCTTCAAAATCCCAAATTAAACCTATGTCTTCTTTAATAAAAGGGAAGTCTGTTTTAACAGGTTGTAACATTGTATCTAAATTACCTTTATTATATAAAGCTTCTTTAAATCCATTAGCTACTAAATCTTCTTTAAATAGTTTATTAGTATAAGCATAGTCAAGTTTAGTTATTAACTTAATTGTTTGTATATCTGTATATACATCATCAATTAATTTAGTACGTTTAGAAGATTCAATTTGATCAAATAAAGATCTATGTAATGTCACTAAATCAGAACGAGATATATCTTTTAATCCATTAACAAATAAATGATTTAATGTTTCAAATACATAACTTGAGTGAGGTGATTTAGCTATTTTATTAATTTCTTTTACAATAGCACGAGTATTATAGTTTGTTTTTTCTGCTGCTCTTTGATAACCTTGTGATAACCAATTATCAAATTGAGCTCCTAAACTCATAATATTATTACTAAATATATCTGCTGCTTTAGCAATACCTTCACTACCAAAGTAAGTTGTTCTAGGAGCTAACCCTTCAGTGTCGTATACATATAAATCAAGAGGATCAAAAGGTCTATCAAATTCTAAAGTAATACTTAGAGTACGTTCACTACCTTCTAAGTTATTTTTAAATTCAGCCATATCATTTGCATCTAATACGTCTTTACCTTTACGTTCTTTAAAGTCTTGTAAGTTAAAGAATTTAGATTCTTTCATAAGAGTATCAGGTGTATACTTTTTACCTGTATCTAAATCTTCAATATAAAGATCTAGTTTACCTCTATTTTTAACAAAGTTTTTTAAATCACCATAGGCAGCTTTACCTTGATCTATTAAGTCTTGTTTAATTTTATTATAGATACCAATAGCTTCTTGTCGTGAGTAAATCATGTAGCTATCGTCTTTACCAAAACGAGCTTTACCAAAGATGTTATTTTGTGCTAATGTAAATTTAGATTTATTTAAATGTAATTTACCTTGGCTTTCTGATACAATAGCTTGTAATAAATCAGCATATTGTAAACGTGCCTCATAGTTTTGAAGAGGATTAAAATAGTTTTCTGTAAATATATTACTAAAATCTTCAGTTAAAGTTCTTAGTTTATGTTCAAGAGAAGGTGTGTTTTTAATATCAGACGTAAAGTTGTCTGCTTGATTTAATAAAGTATCATGAATAATGTTAAACTTTTGATTATTTAATTTACTTGCTATATTGTTAGTAGGATCTATAATAGCTGTAAGTGCTAACTCGCCACCTGCTTTAGGGTTTGCTTGTATTACATTATCAAGAGGACTACCATCTGCGATATTTTCAGCACGTCCATTTTCATAAACACGAATACGTTCACGTACAGTTTTACCTGTTTGTGGATCAAGATATTCTACTGTTGTATATCGTTCATTATATTTACGAGATATAAAGTTTTTACCACCCTTAGCAAGAGGATAAGCTATTAAAGCAGTTTCAATAATTAAACTACCTTGATCTTTGTTTTTAAAAACACCATATTTAGCCCCTGCTTCAGCTAAAGTTTGAATACCATCACTAATAGCTGTTTCACCTTTACGAACCATACTATTTCTAAACTCTTCACCAATTCCTACTTTATCAGCATATTGTTCTAGTGTTAACATATGTGCTGCTCTATGAATAGGATTATTAGCTTCTTTCATTAATACGTCAGCACGTTCAGCTAGTGTTTCCCAAGTAACTTCACCATTATCAATAGCATCTTTAGTAGCAAGTGCCCATCTAGCTCCTAAATTACCCATTACTTCAGGTATTTGAGTAAAGAAATTAACTAAAGCACCTGTCTCTGCTGTTGTTTGTTTACCCCATTGTTTCCAATTAATACTACCATTTTTGTTTTTAGGTATTTCAGAACCAAAGGTCATTTCAGAATTATTAAAGAAATCAATTACATTACCTGTTAACTGTTTATCTTCTTGTAAAGATTGATAATCTTTTTTCTCTTTACGAGAATCTACAATCGTTGATAAATGAGCATCTTGATTTTGTTCTTCAACATCAAATTTACCACCTGGAAGTGTTGCTATATTTTCAACAAATATATCTTCTTTATCTTGAGGTGTAAAGACTCCTTTATAGTAGTCAGCAATTAATTGTCGTTTAGTTAGATCATCATATTGAGGATCATCAATAATATCAGCTACGGCTGACTTATAGTTATTAGCTTCTGTTTGTTGTATTTGTGCATCTTTTAAATCTCGATCTTCAGTAATACCATTCTTTAAATCTTCAGACATTTTAAAGATGTCTTCAAAATCAGCACTACCATCTAAACCTATAGTATATATAGCTTCTTCATTAGCCGTAGGCTCATTCATTAGAAGCTGTTTATTTTCAACCTCAGGTACTATAAAGTCTTTAGGTAAAGTAAGTCCCATGTATTATCCTACGTTAAATGTATCGAAATAGTCACTACTAAAAGTTCTAGAGGCTGTCTTAGGTACTTCAAAAGGATTACCTACTCCAAAATCACGAGCTACATTCATACCTAAAGTAGATAAGTTTTGATAACCTTGCATTTCCATACCAGTTGTAGCTACTTGAGAAGCATATGTTCCTATTTGTTGAGTTGTTTCACTCATAGAACGTCCTGCCATTTCAGCACCTGTTAAGTTAGCTTGTTGATAGGCTTCTTGAGTTAATAAAGAACCAGTAGCTCCACTAGCCACAGAAGTACCAGGAAATGCTACACCACTTTGTGCTAAGTTTGCTATAATATTAGATCGTTTAAGATACGATTCTCGAGTTAACTGCCTTCGTTGCTTTTGTATATTAGCTTCAGCTACTTTTTGTTTCTTTTCTTCAAGAATTCTAGCTTGTTCTGCACGTTGTTCTTCTGCTTTTTCTTGTTTTTTACCAAGTCGTCTTTGTTGTATCATTGAATAAGCTGAAGCAACATAACCTATAGGTCCTAAATATTTACCTACAATACCTGCTTTATCTGCAAATTTACCTACAGCACTTACAACACTTGTAACAGCATTAACAGCACCACCCATTATAATACTCCTTTAACAATATATTGATACTCAGTTCCATGATTAATTTCAGCTAGTTCACCTGTATATTCACCACCAAATAAAGCATTAAACTTTATTTCTTTTGGTGTTTTAGATAAACCATATACTTCATTAATCCCTCTTCTTTTTAATACTTTTCTAATAACTTCACCTATTTTACGATAACGTTTATACGTAGATAATGACCATTCTTTACACTCAATATGAAGTATCCATTTCTTCATATAAGGTTCCCAACTAATGGCTACATAACCATTACCATCTTCTTCATATAAGATTGTTTTTGTTGAATCATGCACGATCTAATGTTACTACAGGTGTTGCCCATCCTAATAAAACCATATCTTTACCTGCTTCTGATTCTATCTTTAAACTTAAGGTTTTACCTGATCCTCTTATTTTATTCTTTGTTACAATAACTTCTTCACCATAATCAAAAGTATCTGTAGGTCCACTTGGTATATAATTTCTTAATAAACGATAAGCTTGAAATTGTGTACCCCATTTACCACTGTTAGCACTATTTGCCCAATTCCATTGAGCTTGCACTAAACATGATGATTGTTTATCTAATTCTAAATTACCACCTACTTCTGTATAACCATCTTCTGTTCGTTTTAAATAAAAGAAAATGTAGTTAGCTTGTTTACGTCTCATAATATCATTATATAATTCATAGCCAGTTACAAGATAACTTGAATAATCAGCCCCTACATTATCTACTGTATACCAGTCTTTAAATTGTAAACTACTAAATTTAGAAATTGTAAATTGAGTTCCTTTTATAGTAAGATAACTAAATTGTGAACTTCTATTTAAAGGAGTATCAATAGTTATAACTACAGGATTACTACTACTATCAATAACTGTATTTGTATTTACAACAACATTTGTATCTTGTTCTGCAATTACATAACCTGGTATTTGAATATAATCAGCAATATAAGGAGAACCTGTTGCTAAGTCTGCAAATGTATTTGTATACCAAGCTTGTAATGTTAAATCATAAATTAATTCTTTATTGTATTTATTTATGTAATTAGTCGTATTATAAACAACATCATTATTATCATTGTATAACCAACGTACTCTATTTTCTTTTTCATCATAATAACCTTTACAAAAGTCTTTACCTAATTCAGGAATATCTAAATATAAAGATTGAATTGTTGTTAATGATAAAGAAACAGCTTTAAAACGTCCTCCTGCAGCATCAGGAGTAAGCATATAAATACCTGCATTAGACCAATAAAAGAAAGCTCCATTAACAAAAACAATAGAGTCAGCATTAAGTACACCATTATCAGATATTTTACCTAACTGAAAAGAGGTTGCATTAAAACCACCTGTATCACCATAAAGTTCCCATACACCATTTTCTGCAAAGATTAATAAAGAAGCTTGAGACGGCACAATTTTAATAATCTTGCTACAATCAGGTATTTGTACAGTACCTCCATCAGAAGCTACTACATCATTTAAAGCTGAATCTGTTGGATCAGTTTCTTGATGACATTTACCTAATTGGTCATCTGACGTTACTACTTGAGTAAAGAAAATATAACCTGAATAATTAGGTGATTTAGCATCAGGATCAGTTACATTAGAAACAATACCTGAATAAAAAAGTCGTTGAGCATAAGCAGCAATAGTAGTTAATGATCCTGTTTCTTGATCTGTATTAAGACCTGTTACATCTGTATTAGTTTCTCTACTAGAGCCTCTATTAAAAGCATCTATAATAATACGACCTTTAGCTACTTGAAAACGAGAAGTAGCATTTTTTTCAAGAATAGTAGGATCATACTTTTCATAGTTAGCATCTGTAGCATCACTATTTTTACCTAATACAAAAGCATCAGCATTACTAGGATAACCTCCTAAAGCTCCTCGTGTAGCATTAAGAGCATCAGTTGTAGCTACTGTAGGAGTTGCAGGATCATTATCATCATCCCATTGAGTACTAACTGTAACAATGTTTTCTGCCCAACCTTGATTTCTAAGATTATATTTATGTTCAATAGATAATGCTGCAGGTCTTTCATCTACATCTAAACCATCCTCAAGTCCCCATATATCACGTACTTTAATATCAATCGTAGTTTGAGTAACAGTATCTGTAGTAGAATTATAAGATAATAAAACAGGTTTTGATAAATCTTCAGATACTAAAATACATTTATTATTAATAACAGCAGTTTGTAATTTAGCATTACTTAAATCTGTTACTGTTAAAGCACTACCACCATTTAATAAATTAGCACTAGGATTAGCTGTAAGTAAATCTACAAACCATAGTTTACCTTCTATTCTAATAATACCAATAGATACAGAACTAGACCCTCCTGGTGTTGTCCAACGATGAAAAGACTGTTTACTTTCTTTAATAGTATCTACTGTTAAACCTGTACTATTTAATTGATACAAGTTTTCATAGTCAATACCTAGTCGTCTTGAACGAGAGCCATCTCGATTCAGAACAAAGTTATTTTCATCAAGAGAAGCATTTTCAGGAAAAGTAAGAGGACTTGCCTCAGTAATTAAACCTTTTGTAAAAGATCTAAATGCCTTTTCAATAGCTTTAGCCACTTAGTCTTCCTTTGTAAGTTCTAGTTTTTCGTTTACTTTTTTAGATTGTTTCTTTTGTTGAGCTGTTAATAAATAGCTACGAGCTGTTACATCAGCTACTCGTTCTGATGTAAAATGACCCCCTAGTTGTTCAGGTAGTTCACCACCACTACCAAATTGAAACTTAAGATGAGCAGTAGTAGGGCATACAAATAATTGTAATTCTTTACCACCTTCTGTTTCATACGTTCTTATAATTTTCATTTTATGTCCTTTGAAGTTTCTTTTTACGATCTTCGTTATCTTTACGTAATTGTTCTGTACGTTCTTTAGATTCTTCTACTTGATCTTTCATAGAAGGATGAGTATAGTTACCTTCATCATCTACATTATATTTATTTAAAAACTCATCTATATCTTTATAGTGAGGTAAGTCAGCCCTTTCTTTTTGAGCATCTTCATATATAGTTGATTCTCTTTTTTGTTTTTTAGGCATAGTGCTCATTATTAGTAACCTTGTTTTTTAGGTTTAGCCATTTTCTTCATTGGTTTCTTTTTAGGCATAGGTTTCTTTTTCATAGGATGTTTCATAGTTTTTTTACCTTTCTTAGTTGATTTACCATATTGTTCTTTATGAACAAAGGCTTGAGTGTTGCTCGTTAATTGTGTCATTAGTAGTTAGGCTTTCCTTTAATACCTGGTTTACGACCATAGTTTCCAAATGTAATACCATTTTTTAGTCTCCAAGCTTCTTGGCTCATTCTACGTTTTTGAGATATAGAAGCTTGTTCTGCTTTAGGATTAGGCATTTGTTTTAAAGTTAAGAAACAATTTGATTTAGCTTCTGCTAATAAATAAGTAAACATTTGTACAGGTAAATCAGGTGTAAAAGAATCTGTTATACTAAAAGTTACTGATCTTTTACCTTGTGCTTTTGTTTTAGAAGAAGACAATGTAGAGTCTATAACACTATCATAAGAATCAAAAACTAAAGTTTCATCATCAAAAGATGTAAAATAATTAGGACTTTGGTCATTATAAATATTTAAAGTAATACCTGTAGCATCTGTAACAACAGTTACATCAGAAGCAGAGCTATCTCGTTGATCTACAATATACATAAAATCTTCAGGTGTTTTATAAATAATTTCTTTATATTTATCTTTAGTATCAGTTAACTTACGACAATTATATTTAATAAATTTAAGATCTATAATATCTTCAGGTAGTCTCATGTGTGTAGGTTTTGTATTATCACCTGAAGCTTGTAACTGAAATAACTCATATAAAAATGGCATATCACGACCATCTATAATATTATAGTATGTTGATTTAATTATTTGGGCTACTTGAGTGGCTTCTTGAGTATCATTAATACTATTAATTTCATCAGAATCCATGTCTGACATTATGTCTTGTACCATTTCAAGTAGTGTCATTTTAGCCATAATTTATTCCTAGTCTAAGAAGAGAGCTACTAAACCTGCTTCAGTTGGAGTAATATTCTCTCCTGAAGAAGTACCATCTCCTCCTACGTGTATTGATAATAATTGACCTGCTGTTGCATTTACAGTGCCTGTAGAAGATAAAGTTAATTTATCAGCACCATTAGTAGGTTTAGCTACTGTACTTGTTCGAGTACTTGTTGTACCATCTAAAGCAAATTTAAAGTTATAAACAGATCCTGAAGCTATAGCTGTTGTTGTAAAGTTAATCCAAAAAGTAATTAAATAGTGACCTGCTTGATTAAGTGTAATAACTCCACTAGCAGGTGTTACAGTAAGAATATCTTCATTACCTGAAGCTGTCCATTCGGCACTTGGATTAAGAATTGTATAAGCAGAAGCTCCTGCTAAAGTATGTGTAGTTGTACCACTTGTAATATAAATTTCAGCATGAGGTTTACCAGGAGGATATTCCCATGCACCTGATCCTGATCCATTAGAAATATATACTTTACCACTTGTAGCAGCCGCTACACCCTTAGGCTCATGTATATCTGGATCTGTGATAATGTTATGTTGTATAGTCATTTAATATATATTCCTAAAAGATAAGGGAGGGTCCGAAGACCCTCATCCTTAATTAGTTTTTGTCGTAAACGTATTCAACGACAAGTCGAGCTTTACCTGTAAGTAAATCGTCAACGTTAGGAGCAACTACAACTTCTCCTGCAGTAGCACCGATTGTTTTACCTACTAAAGCACCTGCACCAGTAACAACGTTACCTGCAGTGCCAATAGCTGTTTGTGTAGCCTCATCAGCTTCCACCAAACCATCAGCATCGATAGCAACACCTGCAGAATTATACAATCCAACAACTAAGTCTGTTGTAGTAGATGTAGAAGTAAATGCTACATCAACATATAACTTAGCTGAAACGATTGTTGCGTTTGCAGGAATAACATATTGTAAATTGCTAGTACCAGAAGCAGGGAGATTATCATAAGAGAAATCCCATTGGGCTCTTTTGATAATACCTGTAGATGCTGTTTGAGCACCTTTACTTCCATCTGTTGTTCTAGCACCATAGTGGTTAGCAACACCACGCTTTGCGTCTACTTCATAAGTCATGTGATGTCTCCTTAGTAATTAGATGGATGAGTTAAAATTACACCCAACGTGTCAACACGTTGAGCACCAAAACCGAAGCGAGAAGTAACTTGATACTTGTCAGCTCTTTCTTCGTTGTCTCTCCAACCTTCTGTTTTTGGAGCACGTCTCCATGCGTGCATAATTGGCTTGCATGAATCATCAGCCACACACATAAATACGTTTGCTTTGTCACCAACAGCAGCAGTTTCAGATGTTAAACCATATGAAGAAGCATTGATAGCTTCAGTAGCTGTTAATGTAGGTAAGAAGTTAGAAGTATAGATGTCGAAACCAAAGATATTCTTAACGAATTTATGATCACGAGCAAAACCTTCTGTTACAATACCATCAAACATTGGGTTATTTGAAACGTTAACTAAGTTTTGTAAGCTATTTAATGTAGCTTCAACAACTGGATCAACGATAGCAATACGACCACCTGCAGGAACATTAGCTTTATCAAATGCTAATTTCATAGCGATAAAGTCTTCTAATGTAATAGTTCTTGCATTAGCTGCAGCAGAACCTACCCAACGATGTGGACGACCATTAACTAAGTTAAGGTTAGCTGCAGTTTGACCTGAGTTAGCAGCAGCTAAATATTTAGTTTCGTGGTTTTCACCAAGAGCACGTGTAGATTCCATAGCTCTCATAGACATTAATGTGTCTACTTGTGAACCATCTTCACGTAAGTCGTCAGAAACTTTCCAAGCATCACCAACATAGTCAGTAATAGCAAGTGTTAAGTTACCTGTGTCAATAGGTGAGAAATTTAAAGGTGTATCCTCAGCAGCATCTTGAAGAGTTACTGTACCTACTGTTTTAATGTTTAAAGTTGTACCTGAACCAAAGTCAGTTACATCTCTCCACATTCCTTCTGGCAATAGATAGTCATGTAAGTTTTCAAGGATAAACTGAGAATACTGTTGAGCTTCAATAAAAGCTGTAGTATTAGAAGTTAATTGTGACATTTAAGTCTCCTTGTTAATTGTTTAATTGTCGTTTTACTTTTTCACCTGCAATTCGCCAAGCATTAAGCATATCTTTAGTAGAAGCACCTTTAGGTACTCTAGCAGATAACTCATCTGTTGCTTTATTATTAGATAAAGATTCTGTATTTACAGTACTTTGTGATTTTGCAACTGTTGTAGCTCTGTTATCAAAACCTGCTAATTTTAAAACAACATTTGGAGATGTTGCAGATAAATTGTGTAATTGTTCTAGTGTCATACCTGACTCTTTTGCTAAGGTATTATAAACTTCTTCAGCTTTACTTCCATACTTTTCAGTAAACTTGTCAGCTACTGAACGAGCATTAGTTTGAGCTTTAGTTAGTTTTTCCCTTTGCTGTAAGGTTTGATTAACTAGATCCATGATTCTATCTTGGTTTATTTCACTCGTAGAAGTGGTAGCTTCTTGAGGTTGAATACCAGACTTTATTTCATCAAGTAACTCTTCTGTTGTTCTACGTTTAGCAAGTTCCTCTTTCAAATGAGTCATTTCTTCCTCTAGGGTTTTGATATGCTCTTGTGCATGAGGCACTGATCTTAACGCATCATCAACAGATTTATACTTTTTACCTTCGCCTACAAACTCTTGAGCTTCTGTCGGTATCTCAAAAGGTCTAGCTTGGGTATCTTGTTGCTGAGTCTCTTGGGTATTTGACTCAACAGCTTGTTCTTGTTTAACTTGTTCTTCACTCATTATTTTTCTCCTTGGTCAGGAATAAGATTATATAATTTAGAAAAAGCTTTTTGGATGCCTAATTGATAAGCTTGGTATTGACTCCAAGCAGGTTTATCAAAAGTTTCTTCATCTATTGCTTTTCTTTGAGCAAGTTGAATCTGCTCGAGACAGTAAGCTTTGAGCTCTTCAAACACTTGTTGTTTTGTTAAGCTCTTAGCTTTATCTGATTTTAAATCCATATAACTATTCTAACATAATTGATTAAAAAAGTCAAGGTTTAAATTAACCCTGCTCCCTGTAAGACAGACTCATTTAAGTCGTCTTCAATAGGTTCTTGTGCTTGCATCTGAGCTTCTTGTTGAGCAGACATAGCTAACTTCTGTGTTTCAGCATTTTCAAAGATAGCTGCGTTGTCTTTAATAAACTCATAAGCTTCAAAACCCATGTACTCTTCCACCATCTTAGCTAATTGTTTAGCAGAGATATGTGGTGAAATCATTTGTCCAATCGGACTATTAAATAAACCTATAATGTTTTGAATTAACTGTGCTCGTGCTGCATAATGTCTAGCACCTATAGGACGTAATTTACCTTTAGCTGTAATATCTTCTTTAGTAATAGATATAAAGTCAGCAACACCTAAGTCGTTATCCATTACTTTAGCAATCTCTGCAACATCTAAATTACGTCTAGCTGTTTCAAGCATTGTATTTAAAATAGGTTCTATAAATTCTATTTCAAATTTATTAACTTTGTTTTGGAAAATACGACCTGCAGCATTTTGTAATTGTTGTACTTCAAATGCTGTTTTTTCACCTGGACTACGAATACCCATAGCTTCTCTAGGTGCTCCTGCCATTTCTTCCATAAGTTGTAATAACATACCAATTTCATTATTAACTTGGAAAGCAGCAGGATTAGGAGGCATCATATCTACATCACCATCTTCAGGAATATGAATTACTGATTCAGGACCCCATTCAAATGGTTCTACATCACCTTTAATTCTAATTGGTGGATGTATTGTTAAATCTAGTGCATCTGCTTTTAAGTTTTCTAAATGGTCTACTCGATATTGCATACCTACTAAATTATCTAAAGGACCCATCGCATATAAATTATCAGGACGATTTCTCCATCCTACATGATGTTTATTATCTTTACCTAAGTAAGATGGATTTTCTATATTACGTAATACATAACTACGATCTACAATAGTAATAATTCTATTTTCAAGTAACTCATCATCATGTTCACTATAAATAGTTCCTTCAAATTCTAATATTTCTACTAAACCTGATTGATAATATTCTTGTAATGAACCAAAACCATCAATGTGATAAGCTTCTGCTTTGTTAATATCTTCTAATCTAAATTGAGTTATATTACGTCTTACATCCATAGTTTTATTAAAAGAATCTATGTTGTATTGTAGATCAGGTCGTTTATCAATATCTAATTTAAGTTCACCTACTGTTTTTACATATCGTGTAAATTTAGGAGTATCTTTAAATGCTTTAGCTGTTGGATTAAAAATAATATCAAATGGTGATATTCTTTCTAGTTTAGGACCAGTATAAGTAACTATTTCTTCTTTTGTAATAGGATCAATATGTTTTTCTGTAATATAGTTTACTTCTGCAAAAGAATTACCATAATCAATGTAGTCATATACTAATTGAGCTACTGTTTCTCTAAAACCTGATTCTTTTAGTTTAGTTTTTAAATAGGCTTCAATCGCTTTACGTTTTGCTGTAGTTGTATCTTCTAAAGAAGCTCCTTCCCATTTCATCCAGTTATCATTAGGAAATAAAGCATCCATGTAGTTAGCATGAAGATTATCTCTAATCTGAGTTAATTTAGGAAGTGTTGTTTTATTCTTCCAAGGAAGTTTAGAGTTAGTTGTTTTAGTGGTATCAGTTGCAAATAGATAGTTTCTTAATTCTCTCCATTCTTCTTCTTTATCTTGTCTTTGAATCCACCAATTATTGTAGAGATGTCCTAGCTGTCTTGCTAAATTTTCTCTAGCTAACATTTGTTTAATTTCTGCGACTTTTCCTGCCATAATAATTTCCTTAGTAAGTTACTCCCCCAAAACGAGAGTGTGTTTGTATACGACTTGTCATATTAATAACATTACCTCTACCTTTTGGTACGATTGAAATAGCAATAGCATTGGCTAGTGCATCTTTAATATCATCGTGAGGAGGATGTCTTTGTGTTAATTCTTCTTCTAATGGTTGGCAATTACCTCCTTTGTAATGCCATATTTGTTTATTATCATATTTAGGTTCTAAAATAGCACTAATACGTTGTCGTTTATCACCCATATGTCGTGTAGGTCTATACTCATCAATAGCAAGAGGTATACCATTAGGTCGTAAATAACTATCTTTTAATTCTTTAACAATAAGTTGTTGAGCTACAGTAATTTCAGCTCGTAGTTTTCTAAATCCCCACTTTTCCCAAGAACGTAATATATGAGAATAGTAATCAACAATTTTATCTGTTTTAAAACGATCTATATCTAAGACATAATAATTAGCTTGACTATCTACACCAATGATAACAAGAGCTGTATAGTCAGCTTTTTTACGTAAACTAAAAGCAAAGTCAATCGCTGCATATATATTTAATTTACGATCTCGTATAAACCAGTCGCCTTCTTTATTTGTTAAAACTGAACGATCATAATATTGAAAATCATCTACATTTAAATTAGCTGTTTCTTTACTATTAGGATCATTATAATATTGTGCAAAGAATTGAGTTTGATCTACATATTTAGCACGAATACGAGCTAATTCTCTTGCATCAAATCCAAATGATTTACCATCTTTACGTTTTTGTTTACTCCAAAGAAACTCACCATTAGTTTCTACTACTCGTTGAAATAATTCATAGACTGGCTCTTCTTCAAGCATTTCTCCTTCATCATCATAAATGCTTTCTTTCATGTTTACCATTGTGTCATATATATCTCTGGGGTGATAACGAGTACCAACAACCCACTCAAAAGCACCAGGATTTTCAATGGAAGCCAGTTGACTATATGCTGACGATACTTTATCTCGTCCCTCTTCAGTATAAGCATTACCAGGCACAACAATGTCGTCAAGCACAACAACATCAGCATGGAAACCAGTAGTATTTGAAGTAAGTCCAACTGCTTTAACACTGGCATCTCTTACTCCTTCCTCTTTTCTTTTTGGATGATCAACAGCTATTTCAGCTACTGCCCATCGTTCTCTTTTGCCCTCTTCAGGATGTAACATTTCAGACCAATAACGTCTATAAATTGGACTATCTATAATTTGTTTAATTTGATATAATTGTTTTTCAGCTAAATCTGCTGTAGCTGATACATATAATATAGTAGTTTCAGGATGTTTAGTTAACCACCAAGCTGTTCTATATGCTACTAATTTAGATTTCATATGTCCACGAGGAAGTAATACAAGTTGATTGTTTTTAGCTTCTTGTCTAGTCCACCATTGTATTAATTCTTCATGTATAGCTCCCATCATTAAATGAGGAGCTACTAATTTAATAAACGTTAGTAAGTCTTCTTCTGCTGCTTGTCTAATTTGGTCAATTTGACTCATTTATTTCTTTCTATATTTAGCTGTTTTTTTAGCTATTGATTTAGGCTGTGCAACAAATTGTTTACCTTTACGTTTACCTTCTGCTTTAGCTGCATTAGTAGCTTTTTTTTCAGAAAGACTTAATGCTTTCCATGCTGCATCAGGTAAGTATCTTTTCTTTCCTTCACTTTTACTACCATCAGAAGTTCTCCACTTCTGTTTAGTCCAAGCTTTTAAACTCTTTTGTGATTTAGCAAGAGCCATTATTTATAACCTCCTCCTGCTTTTTTATATTCACTAGCAAGTAACTGAGCTTTACGAGCTGACCATTGTCCAGGATTACCACCTTTACTACCTGCTTTAATCTTTTCAAATAAACGTTTACGCATTGTAGGTTTTGTATAATTACCTGCTTGATTAACTTTACTTTTTGTTTTGCTTTTCGTTTTCAAGTTGTTTCATCCTTTCTAGTCTAGCTTCTCTTGTCATATACAACCAATGTTCTAGATCATCATAATTTCTGTAACATGATCTACATCTTGCTTTACCTGCTACATTTATCATACGACAATCCCCAGTACAAGGACTGTCGTCTACCATTTAACTTTATGACTCCAATAACGAGCACTTAATTTACTTGGATTTGGATCTTGTGCATTATGTCTTGCATAGTAAGATTTCTTACGTGCTTTATCTTTAGCAGACGTAGGATTTTTACCTGCACCTCGTACACCTTGTTGTCCAAACCTAATTGTTTTAACTTTATCTCCTACTTTAGCTACAACAACATGAGATTTAGTAGGATGTCCTGGAGTACGTTTAGGTTTGTTATAACCTGATACTCCTGCTTTTTCTAGTCTAGAGTCTTTAGCCATATTATTTCCTTTTTTTACTTTTACCTGCTTTTGATAATGCAATAGCAATAGCTTGTTTTTGTGGTTTACCTGCTTTCATTTCTTTACGAATATTTGCAGAAATAGTTTTTTGTGATTTACCTTTTTTAAGGGGCATAATGTACTCCATTTTTATCAATAATTAATATTTGTCTTAAAGCTTTATCACCTTCTTTAGGAAAAGAAATATGTATCCAAGCATCATATTCTAAAATTAATTGATCAAATTCAATAGATGAATCAGCCAAAACTGAAAATACATCATCGACATCGCCATAACGATCACAAGTAAAATCAGCAGCAAGACCAAGTATATGTCTGCTTGTTCTTTTTGACCCCAAACGATCATTGAGAGCCTCACACCTAAAACCACTACTAATATTAATAGGATTACCACCAAGCTTAGTCCTAACATCTTCTAACCCTTTCGCTAAAGTTTTTAAATTCTCTATTTGCTCTTCATTAGGAGTGTTAGCTATTCCATATCGTGAAGCTGTTTGAGATCTTGTAAATTCATTTAATGTAAAATGTTCTGATAACTTCATTTAGTTAAGCCTTTACTTTTCTCCCAAGTTCTTAAACTTGCAAGACCAAGCATGGCTAAAGTTAGTTCCATTAATACATCTGTTTGTAATTGAGGTAATGTTATAGTAATGCCAAGTAATGTACACACCCACTGAGCCAATGGGGATAAAACAAACACCCAAGCAAAACCAAACCCAGAGACCCAACCAAGGAAAGGACGCCAACCACTAACCCAAATAGAGCGATGGCTAGCTTCGATTTTATTCGTTTCAGCTTGAGTAAGACTAATCTGTGCTGCATTATCAATAAGAGCTTTTTCAATTTCTTGTTTAGCTTTTTCTTTTGCATTGTTGTCAGGTATTAGTTTATCTAGTACAGTACTTATAATTGGTAAAATAGCTTGTATCATTTAGACACAATCTCCTTCAATCGTAACACAGTCTCCTTGAGAACAGTGTACATTTTTATTGTTTTTACTTGTATAGTTTCTTTGAGAGCGTGGAGTGGATCTCGGATAATTTCGTAAGCCACGAGTATCACACAAACTGAAATCAAATGAAGTGTCATAGACATCTTTGTTTCTCCTTAATAATTGACATAATCTAGATAACATTAAAACATCCTTGTTATAAGTTCTACTGCATTTACTTTACTAATTATAATACTTGATCCTACAATACTACCAAAACCTACAATAATAGTCCAAAGAAGTTTATTAAGAACATTTTCTATTTTATCTATACGAGCATGTATATTAGCGTACCTTTCGGCACACAGTTCTTCATGAGATCTAAGTTCCTGTTCTACTTCTTTTGCTGTTGTCATATTAAAATTCTATCCATCCAGTTATAATATACTTGTCTCCACCAATAGGTGGGTTTCCTCTGTGTGTATGTGTAAAGGCTGCAGGAAATATTACTACATCTCCTTTACTTGGTTTGTATCTGTATTGTTGATAAAGAAATTCTGTTTCACCTGCTTCAAAGTCATCGTTAAGATAAGCAGTCCATACTAAAACTCTATTAGATGAATCTCTATCTGTAGCTTCAGCATGCCAAACATGATACCCTTGACCTGGTTTAGTTAATTGTATCTTCATTGTATATGATTTATGTTGAGCTAATGTGTGTACAATATTATATTTTTTAGCATACTCACTATAACAATCTGACCAAAATACTTTATTAAACTCATTTATTAATTCAGGAGTCGTATGATGTAAAGGATAGCTAGGAAGAAAAGTAAATTGATCTTGTTTTTCTAATTTAGGAACTTTTTCTATACTTTGTCTATCTTGTGTAAATCCATTTGTATGTGCTATATTAAAATAGTTTATTACTTTATTACAGAACTCATCACTTAATACATTTTTATAAACTTCTATAAAATTATCCATGTTATGTTTTATCCTTTATATTAATTCATTTACTATTAGTTGAGACCATTTGACTGCATCTTTTGTTTTAATTCTGTAGTCATAACTAATAGGATTACTAAATAAACTATTAGTATCTTTATATCTACTTTGATTTATTGTATCCATCCATATTACAATATCAGCATTAAATATATTTCTAATTTCTTCAGTAGGTGCTACAAAATCTGTTATAGTATGACTATAATTATTACTTATAGTTTTTAATCTAGTTGCTTGTCTAAGCCTTCCTTCATAACTAAAATCCCAATCATTACTTAAAGCTCTAACCTCATCTGCATTTATTCTAATAAAGTTTGTTAGTTTACCTAGTTCATTGGCTAATGTAGTTTTACCTGATCCTGGTAAACCCATTACTAATATCTTTAGTTTCTCCAAAACTCCATTCCTTGACATTTATCTATAATATCTTGAGTAGGAGTTGTTGTTGATTTACTTAATGTAGATCGTAAAGAATGTAAGTTTGCATCACCATAAGCCTCTTTATCTAATTCTTTATATGTTGATTTTATATTATTAAATGTATGTTCATAATAATTTTCATTTAAAAACTTATATATCTTTTGTAAAGTTTCTTTAGGTTTATTAATTAAATTATTATACTCAACAATATGTATACAATCTTTATAATTATTAAAACCTATTTTTAAATTATCATAAGGATCTTGTAAAAGAATATCATCTTTAGTTAATAAAAGATTACTATCTATATTAATTTTTGTATTTTTAATAGACATATAAATTTCAGATATATCTCTAACCATACATATTATCTTAGGTTTTATTTTAAAATAATGTAAAATATCAGTAACTTTACCTGTCCAAACTCTATTCTTATCAAATATAACTTCTTGTGTTATATCAGAATAATAATATTTAATAAAGTCTCCTATATAACTTTCAACTTGAGTCACTTTAGGAAAAGCTTTAAATAAATCTAAATCATTAATTGTAGTAGCAATAGTTTCCATAATTTTAACTACAGGTGAACTTGGTCCTGAATAAAAATTAGGATTTTGATTTAGTATAGCAGAAAGTAATGTACTTCCTGATCTTGGTAATCCTGATATAAAATATAGTTTTTTTGTCACTTAAAGTAAGGACCTTCTAACCATGTTACACAACTATATCGTACTCCTTCTGTAACAGGTTCTACTCCATGTAACATATAACTAGGAAAAACTATTATAGTACCTTTTTCTTGAGGCGGGTAAAACTTTTTATGTGTAGTTTGAATATAAAACTTACCACCTTTGTAGTCATCATTAAGAAAAGCTAATACTGTTAGTTTTCTAGTTTCGTTACTATGTTTATGTATTGTATCTACATGAGGATAATAACGTCCATCTTGTTTATAAATTAAAAATTCAGATTGGTTAGTATGTGTTACATTATATTTCCACCAATAATTATTAGCATTTAAACCAGTAGCAGCTAATGTAGCACTAATACCTACATTAGGTTGTAATATAACTCTTTCAACATCTCTAATATTTTTATCTAAATTATTATCACCTATATAAGCAGGTTCTTTTTTAATACTATCTTGACTATAAGTATTAATAAGATTTTGACAAAAACTATCTGTTATATGATTCTTAAATATAGCACAGTCAGTTAATCTATTATTTATAACTGTAGAAGGTTTTGGTATTCCTAAAGATTCTCTGCTATCATACTTTTGATCTGCATGAGGACCATCTGCATCTACATAGTGTAAGAATACTTGAGCCTGCCACTGTCCCTCTGTATATTTGTTTCTCCAATGTTCTAAATCCATACCACGATAAAGAACAGCATCTCCTACTTCCATATCTATTTTATTATGTTCCATATAAATAGACCAAGGTTTACCTTCAAATCCTAAAGTAAGAGTAGCTGATATTTCACAAGCAGGTCTATCTGTATGTTTTTTTAACTCATCATTAGGTTGATATAACCTAGCATAAGAATAAGTAGGATATAATTTTTTACCACTAGCTTTTTCAAAATAAGGTAATAAATCCTCAAGAAGCTCATCAAAGTTTTTTTGTCCATAGATACCATAAGATAATGGACATTGTTTATCTTTTGTAGCTTCACCTTTATTTACTAAATCTTTTAATAAATTAGTATATCGTTTACAAGTATTTCTATTAATAAATTCTTTTAAATGAACGTATCCATTTTTATCGAAATCGTTGGTCACGATTATCCTTTCTAATTATTTAGACTGAAACTTTAGTCCAGGTGTCTGTAGTCCAATCCCATTGATAGTCTTCTATTAAATTACCTTCTGCATCTTCTGCAAGAGCTCCTGCTGTACTTTGATGAACAGCATCAGGTAAAATTCTAAACGTGTTTGTAGTAGGATCATACCAATAATCATAACTTTCTATAGAATCAGGACAATCTTTCCATTCCATTGAAGAATGTACTTCAAATTCATTTCCAGAATCTACTACTTCTAAAACTCGATAGCCTCTATTATCTTGTCCTTTAGATTCATTTGTATTAACTAATGCTTTTTTTGTCATAATTTATTCCTATTAATATTCTACGATAACGCTACCTGCTTGACCTGCTAAACCAGGACAACTAGATATTAGATGACCTCCTCTACCTCCTGCACCTGTACCTCCACCATAGATACTAGCTCCTCCTACCATAAGAGAACCAGTAGAATGACTCAGTACAGAATGAGCATAACCTCCTGCAAAGTTTGCATTACCTCCTGTACCATTTCCAGGATTTCTTGGGTTTTTAGGTGGGTTAGAGTTAGCACAATAAGCTCCTTGACCTCCAGTAGCAGAACAATAAGCTCCAAATGAAGAAGTACCTCCTGTTCCTCCATTTTGTCCACCACTTCCATTATTATTTGGATTACCTCCTGAACCTACAGTAACAGGTACATTAGTTCCTGATGGAAATGAAATAACTTCTATAGCTGCTCCTGCTGCTGCTGCTCCATAATTACCTGCTGTGTTATAACAATATACTCCTCCACCTCCACCACCTACAACAGTTACTTTAACTTTTTCTACTGTTCCTGGATTAGTCCATGTACCTGGTGAAGTAAATACTTGCATGTTAGAAAAACCACCTGCTGCCGCAGCAAGAGTAGTCCATGTCATTGTACCATCACCATCAGAGGCTAAGTATTGACCTGCTGTACCATTACCTGGAACATTAAGTTCATCAGCACCTACAGCATTAGAAGCAATAGAATCAGCATTAACTGCACCAGTTGCTATATGTTCATTACCAATAGCATCATTTGCAATCTTAGTTCCATCAACTGCATCAGCAGCTAATTTACCAGTAGTCACTGCAAGGTTATCAATGTCTGCTGTAGCTACTGTATTTTTAGATGCCAGTGCTCCGTCTGCAGAATTGACGTATGCTTTAATTTGTGATCCAGTAACTTTCTTACTGGTACCTGCTTCGTTGATTTCAAACTCATTGGCATCTGCTGCTACCGATGCTGCTGTTAAGTCTGAGATTTTAATGTTTGCCATCTTTTAATAACTCCTTTTCCAAGCTCCGTTAGTGTGTTTGTAAATTTTAATATTACCAGTCCAAGCTCCATTCCATTTAACATAAGGAAGAAACTCTTTCCAAGATCCATCATCTTTGTAGTAAGGTTCTGATGAGAATAAAGTTGTAACACCATTACCTACCATTGTTGCTGCTATAATATTGCCTTCAGCTTGTATACCTGTTCTTACATCAGTACCATTCTCAAGTACTCGTATATCACCTGACTCTGTAATACGAGTAACATCTGTTGTCCCACCTTCAACAAATCCATTAAGTATTTTAACTGCAGATGGACTTAAAGTACCTGTACCTGTTTTATCAAACAGACCATATTGTATTCTAATACCTGCAGAAACTTTAGAACCTAATGATGCTAAACTTGATTCTGCTAATTGATTTCTATAACCTATAGCAGATACAGCTCCTGCACTTACAAGATTAACTGTAGGGAATTGAATCCTTGTACTAACTCCTAATTTACTACCTACAGCTTGTAAACTACTAAATACAAGACTTGTTGTATTAGGATAAATATTAGTAGTAGCTTCACCTACTAATGATATATCTGCTTGAGATTTACCTGTACCTAAAGGAGCTAATGTAGCTGTTCCTGTTAATGAGGTAGCTCCTGAGTAGTCCATTCGTACTACATCAGTTATAGTACCTGTACTATTAAATTCACTGTAACCAAATACAGTTCGTTCTGCTGCTGATATTTTAGAACCTAAAACATCTAAATTAGAGAAACCATACTTAGTAAGTAAACCTACAGAGCTTATACTACTAGAAGCTGATACACTTGCAAAAGCTTCTACAAAGTTTTCAGTTATTCGAGTGTCAGACGACTGCGTAATGCGAATGTCGCCATTTTCGAGTATTCGAAAGCCGTCTGCCATTTAAATAAGTCCTTAAGCTATTGTAAGGTCAATATTGCCAGTTGAAAACTGTAATGTGTCTCCATCATTAACAACTTTAGAAGCAGTCATAGAACCATGCCATAACAAGTTTCCTGCAGATACAGCATCAAAAATACCTATGTGAGTAATTGTGCCCCAGTTACCTCCACTTGCAGTGAAAGAAATATCTGCTGAGTTAGATGTTGTACCACCTGGTGATGATGCTGCATCAAAAGCTGCTGATTCTCTTGCATAGCCTGAACCTGATACTTCAGTACCTCCTCCACTATCTGAAGGTGCTGCAGTAAATAATCCTACATACCATGCTGTTGGTCTTGTAGCAGAGCCAGTTGTCATCATCCAATCTAATAACAATTTCTCTGCGTAATCTGATAAAGCTGCCATATTATAAGTCTCCTCTTAATTAAGTTATTTTAAACCAAATATCACCATCACTACCTCCTGAAGGTGAAGCTGTGCTAACAGTAACACTCTGGGTGATACTGGCATAATTGTTATAGACTGTTTGCATAGATGTTAAATAGTCTACACCATTAACTGTTAAACTTGTTACTGACAATCCACCTGCATTAAGAATGTCATTGTTATTCATATCAAAATCATTCAACATCTGGTTAGGTTCACCAGATGGATTGTTTCGATATAGAACCTTATTATTAAATTCGTCTTCTATTTGGTTAAAACTAGCGTTTAGTGCTGTGGTACTAGCGTAACCTGATGCTATGTCACTTACTGTAATTTTAGCCATTACGTTTCCTTCTTGCCTCTTTTGTTAAATTAGTTTTAGCAGAAACAACTCTAAGGTTACTTCTACTATTAGAACCACCATTCTTTAAAGTCTTAACGTGATCTACTTGTTTTGGATCACCTACTTTTAATCCCATCTTCTTACGAGCGGCATTACGAGCTGCTCGATCTTTTACTCGTGTCGGTTTCTTTTTCTTTTCCCAAGAGAGTTCTTTCTTGTAGTCTCTCTTTCCTTTAGTCATGTAAGGCATTAGTCTTTTTCTCCATTAACAACTTTAAGACCAATCCGTTCCATATCTGTTTCAAGTTCTTTTCGAGCTCCTGCTTGAATTTTACGTTCACGCTCTATTTCTTCTTTGCTAGGTCGTCCTCGTTTTACTTCGTATCCTTTTTCAGCAAGATACTTAGAAGCTTGTACTCCTTTAGCATCATTATCTCGTGAAGCATGAATCAAAGCTTTTAAGCCTAATGCTTTTAGTTTAATATCTAATTCCTCTCTCCATGATTTAATTTCATCTTTGATAGCAGGTAGAGTGTCGTTAGCTAACTTGTTCCAATGATCCCAAGAGCTAAACACATCTGTAGCGAATTCATATTCATATTTAGGAACATGATCGTAAGACAAGTAAATCTTTTTAAGTGAATAATATAATTTGCCGTCTCTCTCAATATTATCAGATTTAAGCGTAAAGATAGGAGGAAACTTTTCTTCTGTTCCATAGCGAAGTTCCCAAAATAAACTTTGGGTACGATAACGACCTATGTCGTCTTTCATGACAGAATGAAACTTTTTTAAATCCATAGTAAAGAGGAAAAGATATTATATGAATAGTATAACAAAAAAATATATTCTTGTCAAGTAATATTTGAGATATTTATAAAAATATCGAAAATGAAGTAATTGTCGTTTTGTAGTATAGTAATTAGTAATTACTGTTATTAGTTATTATAGTAATTAGTAATACTACATAACTACAGTAATTAGTAATTAGACATATTAAGTTCAGAATAGTTTGATAGATTTTACTTATCATAATACTATGTGATAAGTTTTACTTATGGATACCTAGTAGCTATGCTATGCGAGAGGTCGTTTTTACCTCGAGCACGATAATTAGTTCCCCCTGACATTAGGAATTTCTATGAGATAATTATTTGTTGTAATGCAATCTGTCCTTGTCATGGGTGTGTTCCCCCCTGTACCCTTCCAGACAGTGACATATATTTAACATATACCAACAATTACTTGAGGAGACTGATGAGTTGTATTGTATTATTTACACTATTGCCACTGTAACTTATTGATTTTATTGTA